TGTGAGGGAAGGTGCAGATCCTCCAGCCCAATCTACTGACCCCGGCCAATTAACTGTTTGTGATCCACCGTTGGTAAGTATTAAGGTGAATGAGCATGATTTGCCACTTGCGGAAGGGTTCGTAAAGGTGAAGGTTTGTGTGCTTGTCGATACTGTTGCGGTAACAACATTACCCGCAGTTAAATCAATAGTATCGGTTCCACCGCCAAGATCGCCTAGAGCATTTACAGTCTCTGCATAATCTTTAAAATCAGGTCTAATAGCTTGCTCGTCTTGAAAGTTGATATAACCGCCTAGAGACATATCTGCGGCAGTATCCATTGTGATACCAGCGGTCGTTCCGTGAGCATCACCTACGCCAATTTCTAGCTGGTCATTGCCATCATCTAGTCCTACTCTAAAATCTATTGCCGCCCCATCAAATAAAAGCATGGTATCTTCAGCCCCACCATCACCTATTGTAACTAGTGGAGTTGTTCCTCCAACTACAATATCTCCGTTATCGTTAATAGTGGTTGTAGATGTATTCTGTAGAGTCTTACCGCCCGTACCGTCAAACCTGACAATCGCATTGTCAGTTGCAGACCCAGGGCCAGTAACATCACCTACTGCTGTTTTACCATCCAATAAGTTCAGTTCAGCCGCCGTGGTGGTTACTGCTGCCGCGCCAAGCGTAGTAAACTGTGCCTGTAGCACTGATTTAATTAAACGCAAATGATCGTCGCCTTGTGATACAGGGTCGCTCGCGGTAGGATTTGTCGCCGTTAATTGGCTGATATATGTTGCCGTTTCAAGTGCCATTGTTTACTCCTCAGTAGTATCCGCCAGTGTTCATTACTCTTAGCTCAGAACCGGAATGGCGGTCTTTATTATCCTGAACTTGTAAATCTGTAACTGCCTGCTGATAAGCGGTAGCCCATAGAGGTACTCTTTCGTCATTCATTAAGAATGGTTCCGCTTCTAATAAGCATCCATACAAATAAACATCTGGATTATTCGTAAGCATATCATTAGTGGTTGCTGCTGGAGTCAATGCCGGGATTTTTTTATAATACAACATTGAATAACCATCGCCACTTGCGGGTGCTGGGCCAAGCCTAAACTTGTCCGCCCTAACAGTAAAAACCTCTGGAGTTCCAGAGGTAGATCCGCCCCATATTCTAGTCATCAACTCTGGAGTTATGTATGATAAAGGAGTTAAAGGTGTTGTTGTTAGATGAAACTCCCTTGCTTGTATAAAATCAGTAGGTAAATCATAATCCCTTGTCCCTCCCGTAAGAGTCCCTGTAGCTGTAGTTTCCATCAACCGCAATCTTAAATTACGATTCATTCTTGCTTCAGCTAAATCTATGAACTCCACTATTCTGTCTGTTAGGTCACCCCTGTCTAACCAGTTAGCCACAGCAGTCTGGAGTTCCGCATAAGTTCCTATCGCCATTATCTTGTCATCTCCGCAATGTATACTGTCCCGGCAGTATCAACTTGCATTGCTGATACTTTATCACCGGGATTAATTCTCCAGTATGTAGGCCAATCCTTTTCAAGATAGCCCTCTCCTGTTGGCTCATATTCTTTCCATGTATTTGTTTGTGCTGACCATGCGCCTGATACTGCACTCCATGCTACATTGGACACTTCTCCACCAAATGCCAAATAAGCATCTTCAGTGCCAGTTATCATTACTGCATATATCTGATTACCAACCGCTTCCGACATCTCCGTGGATGTAGAAGAAGTTGTTATAGAATGGAGTTTATTAGCTAACCTATAAGGTACGTCAAAAGCTAATCTTGTTGAAACACCTGTTGTCATTCAGTCAGTTCGGTAATGTATACTACAGAGTTGCTTGATCCAGCTCTTAGCCCTGCAATACGATCTCCACCACTAACGCGAACATAATGAGGCCAATCTTTTATAAAATATCCACAAGAGCCAGCCGTAGCCGCATCACCATGTTTTGTTATTTTAATAAACACAGGCTCACTTGCATTAATTATAATTGCATTACATTGTGCAGATATAGCGTCGCCTAACGTAACCGAAGTAGACAACGCTGTAAACGTATAGTTAAAATTATTTAATCTGTATAAATCCATCTTTCTTCCCTCTATAGTTTCGTGGGTGATGTTTTGAAAAACTTGTTGTCTGGATCGTTAAGATATCTAGCCAAAAGTTTCGGATCTTTGTCTATTGCTCCGTTGGTTTCCAGCTTCCACTGTTCATATACTGTTAATGGAATTGAGGCTACCTTATGCCACTCCCCTCTTTTGCCAAGAGATAGATGATCCCCGTAGGCGTTATACTCTAATTTGTTTTGTTCAATAACAGGCTCAACATCCTGATGAGTGGTTATAGAAATCGTGTTATCAGGCTCCTCAATAAACTCGGTATGTCTGAACGGAGATGTATCGAATAAGGTTCTTCTAGCCACTGAGAAACCCCTTTCCACCGATCATGCCACCTTTCTTCCCATTCCATGATTCTAAATGCTCTACAGGCGTTTTAGGTTCAGCCTTTTCTTTAGGTTGAAGTTTTTGAGATTTTAGTTGTTTTGAAATAAACTTTTCTAATTGATCTTGTTTTGACGAAACCATAATGTGAATACCCACTTTTCTCCTTCGTGTGGAGGCAACCCCTGATGTAAGGCCAGCTCATGTGGTTTATTGTTCTCGTCAACGTTTCCGAATAACAAGAGCCTTCCTCCAATAGAGCCTACCACTACATTTAATTTAGGAAAAGCTGTTCCCCCTCCCACGGCGTTATTTAAATAAACAATACAAGTCATCAACCTCTGTCCACCGTTATCAAGGTATTTCCCCTCTAAAGCATCATAATGGGGTTTATACTCCTGTTCGTTGGTGTACCTAAGCACGTTCATAGGCTCTGCATTTTCTAACGGAATACCCGCTAGATCAGATAACCTATCACAGACCTCTTGAAAATCGCTATGTGGAAAAAATCCACCTGTTGATGTTCTAGCGGAATCTTCTTCAAGACCCCTTTTATTGGCTACAGTGCTTTGCTTGAGACTTCCTTTGGCGTGAGCTATAATAGCCTCACATTCTTCTGGCGATAAAATTGCATCTACTACTGCAATTGTTGGTGCATTGGCGTATACGAACATAAATTATTTACGCATCCCCCCTCTGCCCAGAAAGTTCTTTCCACTTTTTGGGTTTCTTTGCATTTGGGCTGGGAATAACACTATTTCCAGGATCGTGTATAGGTGAAGATGTAGCGTTGGATAAACGCTTTATCTCCCTATCCAATTCTGAGGTAGCCCCTCGATGCAAAGGCTCCCGTAAGTTTTGATTGAATACTTGGCTTTTCTTGCTCATTATCCTTTCTCTTTTTGATTGGCCTGACCTACAACATTACCAGTTCCATTTCCCATTTTACTGATAACGCCCTCTATGCTTGCAGAAGCGCTACCACCGCTTTTATCTAGCCCAGAATAAGATGCTTTGCGAACATCTTTTGTTTCCACCTTATCCCACGGCATACTTTTTGCAATACCTTTTGCCATTTTACTGTCTCCTTACGTAATGTAAAAATACTTGGGCTAATCTGCTGCCCTCAAATTTATCCCTCCAATGAGGGCTTTCAATGCCCTTGTAAATAAGGCCATCACCCGCTTCTAACTCTATTTTATGTACTGAATCTGTCTCTACATAGATGGGCCAAATAGCCTCATTAGGTTCACGCATTAAGGTTAAAGTGACGCTAAACTCACAACTATTTCTATCAATATGCTTTTTTAATTCATCCCCTTTTTTGTATACTCTAAGATAAGAATAGGTGGGAATTAAATCTACTCCAGTGTATTTTTCCATATCTGGAGATAAGTAACACATTAAATTCTTCATGGCTAAGTCATCGTGCCATGCAGGGGTGTTTGGGATTTGGTCGTCTACAAACCCATGTGTCTCTTCGGTTGGTATGGAATTAGGAAGTGTCGCTTTGTTATAGGCATATACGCCAAGAAAATCCAACAATTCACCTTTTAATAAACCCCTTATAATTTTATAATTAGTAGGCCCAAGAGACATATGAATATCTTGCTCCTTTAGTTACAGGCTCTACTCTGTGTGGATACATGAAGTTAGATGGAAATATAATTAAATCTCCGGAT